CATAACCAAATATTACTTCATTTGATCTAAGATTGTCTGCAGTACCAATACCAGATGCAACACCACTACATCCAAAGAATTGATTTACACTCTTTGAAGTGTATGAAATTACATTCTCACCACTTATTACTGTTCCAGTCTTACCAAAACCAATAGTAGAATCTACATTAATAATTGATGATCCAACTGAAACTTGTTCAAGGACTTTTGTATTACCTGGAACAGTAAAAGTACCCTCAATTAAATCTCTATCATTATATCCTACGAATAAAGATAATTTAAAATATACCCTACCTTCTCTTGTTATTGGTTCTACTTCAGATACTGAAGCATTAGTTTTAAGATCAGTAGACTTAAAGATTGTTTGACCAATCAATTTAGTTGGATCACCAGTACCTATACGATCAGCAATAACAATTTCTCTGCGAATAAATTCAGCACCAGATGGTTTTATTAAATTATCTTCAAGATCTAAAACTTTAGCTTCAACACCATATAGAACTTTCATCAAAATTCTAATAGATTCCTCTATACCCTTTGATTGATAGAATGATCTAGCAAATTTAACAAAATTACCTACATCAAGTTTATCACTAAACTTATTATTCTCCAATCCAGGTAAAAATGTTCTTTTTAATTTCCTATAGAACTCTTGTAAAAATAGTACACTAAGGTTAGTAACTGATGTTCCATTAGCATGTGCTGAAGCAACAGTATCTTCAAATACTAGATTTTCTTTATTAACATCATTTAATGATGATGTAATACCAACATTATATCCAGTTACACCACTAAATCCACGAACACAACCAGTAAAAGTATTTGTTGTTATTCCAGTATATGTAATAATCTCATCATTAATCTTTAATAAACCATATTCAGAAGGAAAACCTTTTGTTGATGGAACATTAATTGTAGTGTCTGATGCCGAAACAGCAGATGTTACAGTTGTAACACCAACAACAACTTCAGGTACTAAATTATCAACTTTAATATACTGATCAAGATTACCAATTAGATCACTTGGACCTCCTTGATATTCTTGAGAAATATAGTACTGTTTGAATAACTCTACTGCATTAGGAAAATCAGCTACCAGATAATCGGGTAACTGATTTTCAATAATTTTATTGACTTGTATTCTTTTATCAATTTGCGACATATTTTATTTCCTCTCTAGCACCCCATTTGAGTAACTTGATGTGTAATAATCTCTGGTAAATACAACGCCTGATACATCTTCACCTGAAGCAATTACGTCCTTAACCATATTTATCGTACTATTAGAAACGTTAAAACTGAGATACAAATCCTTTAACCCAACGACATCATTTGAATCAGGGAATGCTTGTATTTCTATTAAATTGTTATCAGCAACAGTAGAAGTAATATTAACCGTATTAATCAATATTTCACCCTTCTTATAATCAACTGTTCCTATATCTTTAACAATAACTTTCTTTTCATTCCTTTCATTAACACTAATAACAGTTAATGTTCCCATATCACTTCCATCCAAGTCTCCATTTGCATCCTTATTTGGAATATCAGTAAAGTAAACCGTTTTAGATGATCCAGCAACAGTAAATCCAGTACTCTTAATATTCATTCCTGCAGAATTAACATGGAATCTATTACCAAAACACAATTCATATTGAGCAAATTGATTTGTTAATGCTTTTAAATCTCTTCTAATCCTAACTTTAGTAATATTAGATGTGATTGCATTATCAACTCTGTCAATCAGTTGATTCATTTTACTATATTTGAATCTACCACCAAACTTATTAATTTCAACATTATTTGCATATTGATTTAATGCATTAATAATTGTTGTTCTTAATGTAGATGAATCAGCAACTTGAGATGTATTGTAATAAACAGTTGAATCAATCTCAACATAAAGAATTTTAAGATCTACAATCTCGGAATTTATACCAGCAATTGCATAACTCTTTAGTTTATTTTTAATTTGTTGTTTGTCAAAATCTGAAACATATGTTCCATTTTTTGGTTTAATACTGATCTGTACTCTACCAAATTGTGGTGGATCTAACTCTTCACCACCTACAACAGCAACAGATTCGGTTTTGGGATAAATTGTTTGTATTATTGCTTCATAATCCCTTGGTGTAACCGCCCTGTACTGTGCTGAATATATTCTAGGGGCAAAATACTTAATAGATGATAAATCTTCTACTTCAGCACCATTAGAAGAGGACTGAACGGTAGTTACAGTAACATTATCATTTGGTTGTATAAGTGCACCCACCTGATTTGAGAAGGTTCCTTGGAAACTAAATTCTGAAGCACCGTTACCAGTTTCACCATCAGTAACAATATATCTAACAGTAATAGTTTGATTGTTTTCCAACTTTCTGCCAAATAAACCATCACCAAACATAAGTTCATATTTTTCATCCTGAACTTCTTGCATTAGATATATCTCTGATTTATTATTAATATTCAATATATTGTCAACTGCAGAATATTTTCTACCAATTCCACTATCATTAATACCTTTAACATATGCTCTAATAGTAGAACTATCAATATTAGGTGAATCTAAAATAAATCTTTGATCTATAGAAGTGTCTACAAGAAAAATTCTGGATAATAATGTTCCTTCATGAAGTGAAATATTATCATCAAATTGTGCGTATCTCTTTCCATTAATAGTAACCATTCTAGTAGAGGTTATATCTTCAGGAATAGAAAATCTATATGTTGAATTATTTGCATTACCCACACATACAAGACCTGCTCTTAACGTAATAAAAGGAATTTGTGGGTCTGCTAAATTATCGCTTATTTCAATATCACCTAATTTAATTGTTGCTACTGCAGCAGTCTTTGAACGAGGTACATATCCAATATTTCTTGCTAGTGATACAACATTCTCTCTTATAGTTGCAGAATCCAAGAAAGATTCGTTTGCAACCAAGTTAGCATTAAATGCATTAATATATGTGTTATATGCTAGGGTATCAATTAAGACCGAAAAGTTAGAACCCTCAAAATCAAAATCAGTGAAATTTGAGTTTGCTCGAAGATAATCTTTAATTTGAGCCTTGATCTGATCAAAATCTAGACTTGTAAACTGTGTAAAAGGCATATTACTACCTGGTTGGTTCTAATAAGAAGTTAAACGATTGTGTAGGAACATCTAATCCAACAATATCAAAAAATACTGTTACTTCAAGACTATTTCTATCTGGTTGACCATTAACTACAATATTCACATTATCAACTCTTGGTTCATAGATAGATATTGTTTCTTCGATTTGATCTTTGATTTCATCCGCAGTATCAATATCAAAATTTTCAAATAAACTTGCACGAATATCTGTCCCAATTAAAGGATTAAAAAATCTTTCTGTTGGTATAGTTTCAACTAAATTACGAACAGATCTGACAATTGCTCTTTCATTACTCAAGACACCAAGATCTTTTGTGACTGGATGAGGCACAAAAGAAAAACTAATGTCTTTAAATCCCCTAGATAAGCGTTTTGTTGCCACGAATAGGTATTTGTTATATTATTTCCTTTGTTTATTTATCAACCTTCTTAACAATTGCATTAAAAAACCCCCTGTCGGGGGTTTTACTGTTACCTACCTTGTCCTCTATACTTCTTTTTTGCCTTATTACGTGAACTAGCAGAGTACTTTGTATGCTTTCCTCTACCCTGTTTTGTTTTCTTTGGTGTTGCTTCTATGTAATCAGCAGTACCTAATGCACCTGACTTAACTTTAGCCATTCATTCCCTCCGTTAAAAATTGATTGATAGTTGATTTGCTAATTTTATATGAGTTCAATGCTTTATCGTCTATTAAAACATCATAATGAGTTTTACCCATAATTAACTCATCAAAATTAACACCCCAGAAATTTAATTGATCTATAGTAGCATTATACAGGAATTCATGAATTAAATCAACATCCCCTTTAAATTGAGACATTCCTCGTGCAGTATAGATTTTGATATAATTCTCTTCATATAAAGAGTTTACTAAATCAACTGCTTCCTGATATGGCATACAGTAGTTGTATTTGTCAACACCAAGATGTTCATATCCATCTGGACGATAACAAATTACATCATCCAGATCAAACGCAATAACTTTTTGTTTGCTCATGTAACAATTTTAATTGTGATTTGATTCTTTTCTTGATTATTCTATCAGCGTCTGGAAATTGTGATTTGATTTCAGTTATAAAATCTGGATTAGATAGTACATAATGGCAAGAAGTCATAATCAATTGATCTTTTGAGATTCTATCTATGTTTGAAACCCACTTTTTCCATTTACCTGAATTATAGCATATTTCATACAACCTATCAAATAGAACATTATTCTTTCTACATTGCTCCAAATAGTATTCTGATTCTATTTGACCAAACTCTGGTGCAATATTAATAGCATCTAATCCACTTTCAAACCTTACTTCAACATCAAATGAGTCAATTAGATAATCACCATTATGTTCTTTACTCATTAAATCATACTTTTTAACAACTTTAATAAATTTCTTTAATCTTCTCTTATTAAAGTTACCAGTATTAGTTCTAGTTGATAAATCTAAACCTGTACCAGACTGTACAACCGCATATTTTATTTTATCAAATTGTTCTTTAGGTAAAGAATTAAGAAGATAATTGAGAAATTGGTCTAAATCTTCTGGTTGATACTTAAATATTGCTTCTTCAGTACCAACCTCATACATCATATTCTGATTCTTACTCCAAATCTGCTTAATCATATTACCAGTAATTGCTGCAGCAGTTGAAATATTAGTTGCAACTCTAAATGGATCAATATGAATTAGATCAAAATGTTGAGCATCGTTGTAAAAAGACTCCATTCCGTCGTCTTCAACCTGTCCTTGCTTCTCACCACCATGATCTCTACAGATAAGCACTGATGAGTTCCTATCTTTTACGTATTTTGTGAACGATTCTGTGTTCCAATCATTTACATACCCACTAGAGAAGTCAATTTGCCGTCTAGAAGGTATAAAACCAATAGCATGTTTATGGTCAATAATACAATCAACCACATTTTTACTCATTGGACCGATATAATACTTCGGAAACCTCATTTATTAAGACTCAAGAATAGATTATACTTACCAAAGTAATATAAAAACATATCAAGTGGGTATTCATGTAGTGGAGACATATTAATCCATATTATAGCAGTTAATATTTCAATGTTTTTAAAGTCTGTTCCCCAATATTCCTCACAAAAACCACGCAAAACCTCTTTACAATCTAAAAATGACTTCTTAACAAACACATCACAACTAATGGTGTCGGAAGTATTGATTGAATATAGTTCTTCTGCCAAGACTTGATGATTTAATATCAAATTATGGTTTAATTTTGCAAGGTCATACCTCATATCACCTGCATCAATACTCCCATTGAAGTCTTGTCGCCAATCAATGAGTGTAAATTCATCATCTTTAAGTAAAATATTGTCTAAAATGAAGTCTCCATGAAATCCAGTAGGTTCTTCACCCATAATTTCATTAAAATTGACCAATTCAAGCATAGAATTGATAGGAGGAACATTAATTCCGTTAATATCATCAGTCTTATCGATGAGATTGTACTTATCAAGGAATTTATCCACTCTTAAAATTGTCTTGTCCTTATAAAAGGATAGTGCGTTATTTTTAAATGATGCGTCTTGCTTGTTTTTCCATAGATGATCGGTTGCCCAGTTCAATAAATGCCTAAAATCTTCTAAATTGATACCGTCTGCAAGTAAATGACCCTCAACATACTTGTATTTGTAGAAATTTTCTGAACTTTCTACGATTGGAGGTACTAAATGCTTTAAATTTTGAGTTCTTGAGATTCTGTCGGAGCAAATCTTCTTATTTTCAAAGAATTTAATCACGTGATTGTTCACAATAAAGATATTTTCATTATCCTTATCCAATACATTGATCGTTCCCTTCAAGACTGCACGTGTTTTCTTTAAAGAATCCACATTGCCCATATCATACCACTCATCAGTAGTAAAAACTCTGAAGTTATCCATCTTACGGATGATATGACAGTCACTTAAGTCGCTAGTTTTAACTGTATTGAGTATATTTCTACAATTTCTCCAGAATACTTGATAATCCTTGATACCAGATACCCCAACATACACATAATCAAAGTTCTGTTCACCCTTTTCATTAATTGAAACTATCCAACCATTGACACAGTTGATCGTTCTGTATGCCTGACTATTATCGCCTACACCACCGATAGACCAGTTCGTAGTAAAATCTACCTTATCAGTATAATCACTACCTAGAATGGTATCACAGGCATGAAAGATGAACGGACATTGTAGTTCTTCCTCACAATGAGAGATAGAATAGAGTAAACTACTTCCTTCTCCCATATAATTGTCTACTTCTACAAATTTAATTGCACGTTCAGGATGTGCAATCGTTAGATATTGCTTTACATGTGAACCATAGTGCCCCAGAGTCACAACAAACTCTACATCTGGGGGATATGATTCAATAATATGAGAAATTGCTGGTTTGTCACCAATACGAACCAGACTCTTATTTGTGAACTTGGTTAGATTACCTAAACGAGAACCAAGTCCACTGGTGGTTAATAATACCTTATACTCTGCCATATTTGTCTTCTAACCTCACAATATCATCCTCACCAAAATAAGTACCTAATTGTACTTCAATGAACTCTACATCATCTTCACCCACATTAATCGGTTGATGTTTTGATAATCTTGGTATCTGTACGGTATCACCTGCCCCATACATCTTATAGACATCATTTAAACGCACTTTTAATGTACCTTGTGTGATGA